GGGATGTGTCCATAAGAATATCACTTCTACACGAGGTGATCCTATTTTGGCGGAAGTGTGTTCCGTGGTGGATAGTGAACCATTTCCTGTTGATAAAGCAGTAGCTGAGGATAAAGGTAAGTGTTTTGCGATTCCTGAGTTTGTTGTTATAGATACGAATGTAGCTACTTTAGGAGCCGAAAACGTCAATAGTAACCCCTCTGCGGTCTTGCGTAGATTTCTGTTTGTAGAAGCAGAGGTTAGAGAAGAATTTGCTGTTAATGGTAGAATCGATCCCAGTAAGACGGATAAGGATAACTATTATGAGAAGTGGAGATTTGGTGTCTATCGTATGGACCCTGTTACTAACACGAAATCGACGAGGAGAAATCTTTTGGTCAATGGTGATACTACTGAGTTTGAGAATGTCATTCGTAAAGAGTGTGTTAAGCATTTCATTCAGCAAGCAGCCAGGAGTCATAGATATGTCCCTAGTAAGGGCGGTGAGGTGTTACCAGTTCATGCTTTTGATCCTGAAGTGAAGGAAGATTTTGGAGATGATGATGAGTTATCTTATATTGATCTTGATGAGGCAATGTATGACTTGCTAGAAGAAGATGATGATTGTGTTCCGAGGAAACTTGGAAACATGGATCATGAGCCTTTGTTTGGAGATCCAGATCACAAGTATGCTGAATATGAGGCTTCTGAAGAGGATCCTGTTGTGGAGAGTAATGCTGCGTGGTTGCGTGAGCTGAAACAGAAGCATCTTGATCACAGATCATCACCTGTGAGCGTTAATGCGGAAAGGTATCATAGTATACTCAATGCTGCAAATGTAACGGTCACTTCTCGATGGTCTAAGGTTAAAACTTATGTTTTCAATAAACTACCGGAGTGTCCAAAGAGATACACGATGTTGCGTAATAGACTATGTTCTATACCATCTTATGTACAAGGTGGGTTGTCCTGTAACGCTACGGCAGCATGGGATATACTAACTTTGTTTATGTTTGTTCCTATGTTCTTTGTTTTGAGTTTGGTAGGTAAGAAAGTAGTGCGCGATGTTGTTAATAAAAGTTGTCTAGCCTCAGGTATTTTCCTTGGTATGTTCTTCTTTTATAACCCGATAGGTATCTATTTGTCACTTTTGTTCTTTACACTGTGGGTGTGCGATCTTGGCAGTTATTTTGCCAGCAAGGCAGTAGATGAAGCCCGGCAAGTTATTAATTATAAGTTGCAACGTGCTAAGAATTCGTTGAAAGCTGCTTATTCGCATTGGACAGGTGATGGATTCAAGTTGGGAATGATAGTTTTTGGCACAATTTCTTTCATCTTCGCTATACGTAAGGTTTTTAGAATGTTGGCTACAGAGATACCGGAGACAGAGGGTAATGCATACTCAGCGCCAAGTAGTTACCCAGAAGAGAATGTCGAAACGAAACGGGCACAAGCGTGGGAGAGTTCACTGAACAGTGGCGTACCCGCTCATCGTGTACGCAATGCTCTCAACCCTAATT